GGAAGGCAGATGTATGAAGATGCTCAAAGAGAAATAGATCTCATTATGGAAAGAATGTCCAATACTTATGAATTACCACCGTTAGACATGATCGGATAATATGCTTAATCCATTTTTTCTTCAAGGGTCTAAAACCGAACAATCGTTAATTCAAGATTTAATTAACGAACAACTTCGTATGTATGGAGTTGAAATATATTATATCCCTAGAAGTTATATTACTAAAAAAAGTGTTATAAGAGAAGTCATCGAATCAAAATTCACCCAGGCACTGCCAATCGAAGCTTATGTTAATACTTATGATGGATATGAGGGGCAAGGAACAATACTTTCCAAATTTGGTATTCAACCTTTAACAGATTTAACTGTAACAATTTCAAGAGAACGATTTGAAAATTATATTACACCATTAATAAAAGATAGACCAAATGTTGAATTATCTACGAGACCAAAAGAGGGTGATTTAATTTGGTTTCCCCTTGGAGATAGATTGTTTGAAATTAAATTTGTAGAACATGAGCAACCTTTCTATCAATTACAAAAAACTTATGTTTATGAGTTGAAATGTGAACTCTTCAGGTATGAAGATGAAGAACTCAATACTGATGTTGATGAAATTGATGATAATATCCTTAACGATGGATATACACAAACTCTAAATTTAGTTGGAGTTGGAACTACAGCAACTGCGATTACCGGAATACTTAATGGTGCTGTACGTTTAATTACTGTAACAAATAGAGGACGTGGATATATTTCTCTACCTCAAGTTGCAATTTCTTCTGCACCATCTGGTGGATTAACAGCAGTTGGAGTCGCAACATTTATTGATACTATTGTGGATTGTAATGGAACAACATCTAATAAGATTCAAGGAGTTGAACTTATAAATCCTGGATATGGATATACTGTTGCTCCTGGGATTGTATTTGTTGGTGGAGGTGGATCTGGGGCAGCTGCAACGGCATCAATTGGTACTGGAGTTGTTGGAGTAATTACAGTAACAAATGGTGGTGGGGGTTATGCAACTCCGCCAATCGTTACTATTCCTGCTGCTCCAGCTGGAGGCATTAGTGCTACTGCAAGAGCATACATTAATACTGTTGGTGTTGTAACTTCAATTAGAATTATAAATGCCGGTGCTGGATATACTGTTGCACCTACTATTACTATTGCAACACCAGCATCATCTGGTGTTGGCACTTATATTCATGGAGAAACTGTTACAGGAAGTATCAGTGGAACGACTGCATTAGTCAAATCTTGGAATGCTCCTACAGGTGAACTTAATGTTTATAAGATAAATGGAAACTTTATTAATGGTGACGTTATAACTGGAGCTGGATCATCTGCTGCATATAAACTGAGAATATATTCTACTGATGATAATGTCGATAGATATGCTCAAAATGATGTAATTGAGTCTGAAGCGGATCAAATCGTAGACTTTTCTGAGACAAATCCATTTGGAACACCATAATTAAATATTTTTATTTGTTAAATAGATTATATAAGCAATTGCTAACATGTTTGAATATTTTTATCACGAAATATTGAGGAGTACAATTGTAGCGTTTGGTACTATATTCAATGATATTTCAATCAAACACACAAATGATTCTGATAATGTAACGAGTGTAATTAAAGTTCCATTAGCTTATGGACCCACTCAGAAATTTTTAGCAAGACTAGAACAAGTTCCCGATCTTAACAAACCAGTTCAAATTTCTTTACCAAGAATGTCATTTGAATTTACTGGTTTAACTTATGATCCTTCTAGAAAAGTTACAACGACTCAGACATTTCTTTCTGGTTTAGCTTCGGATACAACTAAACCAAGAAAAACTTATATGCCAGTTCCATATAATATGAGTTTTGAGTTAGCAATCTATACAAAATTAAATGATGATATGCTTCAAATTGTGGAGCAAATTTTGCCATATTTTCAACCAGCATATACATTATCGGTTGATCTAGTAAGAACGATTGGAGAAAAACGAGATATTCCAGTTGTCTTTGAAGGAATAACAATGAGAGATGAATATGAAGGTGATTTTAATACTAGGAGATCTTTATACTATACTCTTAGATTTACTGCCAAAACATACTTGTTTGGCCCAGTTGCAGATATATCCAAAGATATTATCAAAAAAGTTACTATCGGATATATTGGTGGAGATCAATCTTCAAGTCCATCAAGAGATCTTTCTTACAGTGTTGAACCTCGTGCAACTAAGAACTATACTGGTACTGTAACAACTAATCTTGCACAAGATATTGATGCATTATCAACTACTAATTTTATAGATGTTGTTGATGCATCATCTATTTCTGCAGCAACATATATTGTAATTGATAGTGAAGAAATGTATGTAGAATCAATATCTGGAAACACACTCAAAGTTACAAGAGGATCTGATAACACAGTTATTGCACCTCATGTGAACGGTTCTGCAGTTAAGAAAATTACGACTGCAGATAATGCATTGATACAACTTGGCGACGATTTTGGATTTAGTGGATCATGAAAATGACAAAGAAATTCGACAAATTAAACGAGACTTTTGATATTTCTGGAGAAATAGTCGAATCAAAGTCGGAAACTGTCGAGACAAAAATCGAATCAATTTCATCTTCGGTTGAAGATATTAAAAAAGATTATGAATATACTAGAGGAAATTTGTATTCAATTATTGAAAAGGGGCAGGAAGCCATTAATGGTATTTTAGAACTTGCACAAGAAAGTGAAATGCCTAGAGCTTATGAAGTTGCTGGACAATTAATTAAAAATGTCTCAGATGCAACCGATAAATTAATGGATCTTCAGAAAAAACTAAAAGATATTGAAGAAACTAAACAAGTTCGTGGTCCTACAAATGTGACAAATGCATTGTTCGTTGGATCAACTGCAGAACTTTCCAAACTTTTAAAGGATGGATTGGGAACAGATAATAAATAGTTGAAAAAGTCCCATGGCAGTACCAGCAGTAAATATAGTAATTGAAAAGGGAGCAGACTATTTTGCAACTTTTACAATTACAAATCCAGATGGAACTCCATATAATTTAACAAATAGTAGTGCATTGTCAACTTTAAAAAAATTTCCAGATGCAACATCTGGAATTACGACATTCACATCTTCTTTAGTTGTTGCCACTGGAAAGGTAACAATATCACTTGGAAATTCTATTACAAGTGAACTTGATATGGGTCGTCATTATTACAATATTTTAATAACAAACAATACAACGAATAAAAAAACGAGAGTTATTGAGGGGATGGCTATTGTTACATAAATATTTTTAAACCTAGAGTATTCCCATGGCAGATTATTCTGTTAGTATGGATGGTTCAAATTCATTCTCCGTATCAGTAGAGAGGGCTATTGTGGCAGATAGACTTTCAGATCTTAGTGATGTTAGTGCCACAGATCTTGGCAATAAAGATCAATATGTTTTGGTTTATGATGCATCAACACAAAAATATAAACTGGTTAATCCAGATGTCGTTTTAAATTCGGCTGCTTCAACTGAAACCAATCAACCAGGACTTGTTGGTTTTGCTACAGCATTTCTTGATCGTATGGATGTCGATCTTGATAATAAGATTGATTTGGACGCTGGAACTTTCTAAAACTAAATAAAATAAGTAAAATACAAAATAACTATGGTTGCGCCAGTTATTCAATTTAAGAGAGGATTATTAGCTAATCTTCCTGGGTTGCAAGCCGGAGAACCCGGATTTACAACCGATAGTTATGATTTATATGTTGGTTTAACTTCTGATACTGCGACAAATAGATTTGTTGGTTCTCATAGATATTGGACAAAAGGAACTTCTACAACTGGTAGTGGTGTTAACCTTGTAGAAGGAACCAATAACGGTACTAGTTTTATAACTCTTGCATCTCCTGCTTCTCTTGCTGGGATTGTTACTTATTATCTGCCAGGATCTCAAGGAAGTGCCGGTTATGTTCTGTCAAATGATGGTGCGGGCAATTTAAGTTGGGCAGACCCAGCAGCAAGTGCTTCTTTTAGTGGTGTAGTAAATTTTACGGATACAACCGATAATGAACTTGGAAATGCTAACAGTGGTGCAGTTCAAATTGATGGCGGCCTCGGAGTTAATAAGAATCTAACGATCGGTCAGAATTTAAATGTACAAGGATATTCTGAGTTTGTTGGTGTCGTAACATTCCGTGGTGGAACTATTGGACTTGGAGATACCGAGGGTGATAACGTTGTAGTTGGTGGAGAATTTGCATCAGATCTTATTCCAACAACAGATGATACCTTTAATCTGGGTTCGTCTTCAAAACAGTGGAAAGACCTGTATTTAAATGGAACTGCAGATATTGATGCTTTAACTGTTTCTGGTGTTTCTACATTTGCTAATAGTGTTGTTGTAGGTGGTGCATCAACTGCTCTTTTAGTTAATGGTAATACTAGAATTGTTGGAATTTTAACTGTAGGATCTGCATCAGTTACTTTTTCTGGTGTAAATAATAGAATTGCTGGTGTTACAACATTCACAGATCCAGCTATTTTTGAATCCTCAATTGATGTAGATGGACATACCGAGTTAGATGATGTTAATATTTCTGGTATTGTTACTGCTGGAACAGGAAATATTACTGGTAATCTGACCGTTGGTGGAAATCTGTTTGTTAATGGATCTACAACTCAAGTTAATACTCAATCGTTAACTGTTGAAGATGCTCTTATTGAAGTTGGCCTTGTAAATGGTTCTGCACCATCTACTGATCTTGATATTGATCTCGGTCTACTTTTAAATTATTATGATGGTTCTGCTAAAAAAGCCGCAGTTTTCTGGGATGATAGCGCAGCAAGAATTGTTATTGCTTCTGCTGTATCAGAATCTTCTGGCGTTTTAACTCCATCCGGATATGCTGGTCTAGAAATTGGATCTTTGTTTGTTAATGACTGTGCTGGTCAATCGCAGGTAATTTCTTGCTCAGGATCAACAAGAAATCTGATTAACATAACTATTGATTGTGGAACTTTTTGAGATTAATTAATGGCAACTGAAAATGATTTGAAGTATCTTTTGAATACTTACCAAAAAAAGGCAATGGATTTATTTACACAACTCGTTGTTGCAGAAACAAAACTTGAACAAGCACTTGCAAAGATTGTTGAGTTGGAAGAAAGACTCAAGCAATGTGAAGTAAAAAATGCTAACAATTCGGAAGGGTCTTACTGAAACTTTTATAAATATTGTTAATGCTGATTAATACCCAATATATATTGGGTTTACGGTATATACCAACAATGTTAGTTTGACCTGATGGCAAATCCGAATATTAAAATTAAACGGTCATCCGTACCGGGTAAAGTGCCTACAGTTGCTGATTTGCAACTGGGGGAACTTGGCCTTAATACTTTTGATGCTGAACTCTATACCCGTAGAGAAAGAAGTGGTATAGGCACCGACATTGTAAGTCTTGGTGTTGGTGCAACAGTAACAAACGTTCTTTATGTAACTGTTGATGGTGACGATAACAATACCGGCAAAAAACTTGGTGATGCAAAAGCCACGATTGCAGCGGCGGTTTCAATTGCATCCACAGGAACTGTTATAAATGTATTACCAGGCAACTATGTTGAAAGTAATCCAATTAGTCTTCCAGAGCAAGTTAGTATTGTTGGAAGTAGTTTAAGAGAAGTATCAGTATCTCCACAAAACGCTGGTTCTCTTTTTCACGTATCTAATGGAAATTATATCGCTGAAATGTCTTTTACTGGTGCTGCAAGTACGCATCCAGTAATTTCATTTAATCCCTCAGGGTCAGGTAATATAACACAATCACCATACATTCAAAATTGTACCAATTTTATTCATAATAGCATTGGTATGAAAGTTGATGGAAATCATGCTTCTGGTAATATTAAAAGTATGGTTCTTGATTCTTATACTCAATACAATCAAGGTGGAATTGGAGTATCAATAACCAATTCTGGATATGCTCAATTAGTTTCTCTTTTTACTATATGCGATAATATTGCCGTTTATTGTGGAAGTGGTGGAGCATGTGATTTAACTAACTCAAACTCATCTTTTGGTAATTATGGATTAGTTGCAGATGGAGTAAGTAATGTTATTCAAACTGGAATTGTTACATCAAATGCCGATGCTGGTGCTACATCATTTACAGTTTCTGGTGTTGGGACAACAAGACTTTTTGACGGTCAAGTAGTTTATTTTGGAAAACTCTATTATGAAGTTGAAACTGTAGCAATAACAAATCATGGATCTGGTTATTCCAATGCACCAACAATTACGATTAGTAATCCAGAAACTCCATGGGGAATCGCAGCTCAAGCAACAGCAGATATTTCTAGCGGATCTCTTAATGAAATAAATTTAATTTCCAGTGGAAGGGGATTTGAAACTATTCCGACAGTTACTGTGTCTGCACCTGATGTTGGAATCAATACTGCTACGATAGCATTGACTGTTAAACCAAAATATTATGCAATTGAAAGATGTACTTTACCTCATGCAGGCATATGTACATTTACAATTGCAGAACAGTTGCCATATGCAGTTGGAGTTGGAACAACTGTTCCAATATTCAAGCAAAGTAGAATTCTTGCATCTGGCCACGCATTTGAATACATTGGTTCTGGGACTGATATTAGTTCTGCTCTTCCTGCTCAAGGTGGTGTTGCAATTCAAGCAAATGAAGTTGATATGAGAAATGGTGGGTTAGTCGTATATACTAGCACAGATCAATCTGGTAATTTTAGAATTGGTGATGGTGTAGTCATCAATCAAAATACTGGAACAGTATATGGTAATTTTTATCAGAAGAGTGTTCTTGCAAACGTAACACCGTACATCTTAGCACTAGGAGGTTAATTTAAGTCATGGCATTAGCATTAAACGTATTTAAAACTGTTACTCAAGTTGTACCAACAAACACTGTTGGAATTTATACAGCTCCAATTGGATATGCTGGGGTAGTTCTTTTAGCACAAGTTGCAAATACCAGCACTCAACCAGAAACTGTAACATTTTCCCATAAAAGAACAATATCTGGAATTGCGGTCACTACAGAAATCGTAAAAGATTTTGTAATTCCTGCAAATGATGCTGCAAGTTTTCTTGATGGAAAATTGGTATTAGAATCGAATGATGTTTTGCAAATATCTGGAAGTAATGCGACCAATTTGAAGTTTACCGTAAGCGTAATTGAAACACTGAAGTGATGTGAGAGTGAAATAGTAAAATGGCAAAACTTCTTAGCGGCAGATTACCAAAGTTAAATGTAGGGATATCTTCTTCCTTATCTGCATTAAATGTAACTGGTGGTGTAAACATTGTTGGTATTACCACTGTTAGATCAATTAGTTCTGGTTCTACAACTGGTCAGAGTGGGCAATATTTGCAATCCACTGGCATTGGAGTTACTTGGGCTTCAGGTTCTGTTTTAAGAAACACTTCTTCAACAGTTGCAATTGCAAATACAAATACATTTACTTTAAATTATACTGTAGGATTTTTAGATGTATTTGTAAATGGTGTCAAATTAGCACCATCAGATTT